CCGCCGATAGCACCCCATGCACCGCCGGCATAGCCTTCAAAACTTGAGGTCGTGCTGTTGTACCTGATGTCGCCATTAGCGGCAGAACCAGACCGTTGAGCTGTCGTTCCAACAGGCAACCGCAATGCAGTTGTGCTGCTGATTGTTACATCACCTGTAAATGTCGGACCAGCAGTCGGGGCAAGGCCAAGATTTGCAGTTCCAATGCCACCTACTGCGGAAACATTGATATAAGCATTGTTAGCAGCGTTCCTGATCTTCAGGGTGCTGTCGCCAGTATCAACGTACCACTGAAATGCAAACGTCGTAGAAGGATCGGTTGCGTTACTGTTATTTGAGGCAACAGCAGCTAAAGCATTATTCAGATCGCTCCGAAATGCCGCACCCGTGGCGTTCGCAAGATTGTAATCGTGGGTTGCCACAAAAAATCTGCTTTTTTGTACCTAAATTCTACTGGCCCTTGCCGTAACCATTGGCAGTATATGTGAAGCTGCGATTGACATTATTGCCGCTTGAATCTAATACATCTATGTCGAAACCAGTGCTACTTACATTTGAGACATTGAATCGCTCATTGGCTCCCAAGTTTGACACGGTGATGCCGACACTTGGTAGCTGAGTATTGGCTCCGAGCAATGCTGATGTGCCCACAAAAAACGGTTTAGCAAAAGTCACAGACTTTGTTGATGTTCCACTTGCAATAGGTTGAGATTGGTCCGTGCGTGGAGTTAGCTCGATCTTATAGCCCAACTCGTCAACCAAAATGTTCTCATCAACTTTGGCGCTCTTTAGCTCAGTTTTGAACTGGAAACCACGACCTTTGAATCTTCCACTGTTGAACGGCATCCAAGATCCATAAGTAGGTGAGCCACTAGGATCATCATTTGTTGCGCGAATATACAGCTCAGCGTTGACATTATTAACGGCTGCGCCATCAACATCTGTCCAGGTGTCGATCAAGGCAGTTCTGCCATCAACAGTATCAGATGGCAAAAAACCGCGAGTCACAAAGCGACGCGAAAATTCAACACCATCAAGAGCCAAGCCCATGTCGATGGTATCAAGCAAGGTGTAAGTGCCAAGCGACTCAATGTCTCCTAGGAAGTCAATGATTGGAATCGCGTCAACATCAGTAATGCTGTCAATCAATGTGCTGCCATCCAGCGTCAAGGCGTCATATTGACTGCTATAAAACGTGTCAACATGCGTTCCTTGGAACGGCAGTGGTGTTTGCTGATCTTCACGGTGATTTTTGATTAACAATTTGCCCACTACATCAGCAGGCTGAGTCACAATCACACTGGTGTCATCGAGACTTAGCCTCCCGCCATCGTCGGCAAACTTGACAATATACTCACCTTCCAACAGCGGAACTGCAACGTCAGTTGAGGAGCCGGCAATGGCAGTGATTAAATCCACACTGTTTGAGAATGTGGCATTGCCATCAGTCAGACTGCTATGGCGAACATGAACTTTGCCGCCTACCTTCACGTCCAGATCGACAGTTTGATCCCATTTCAAGCGTGCTGTGTTGTTAGAGATCGTTTCAATCGACAAATTCTGCACGTTTCCTGGCAATGCTGTTTTGCCGAGAATGCTGAAACTCGCAGTTGAGATTTTGCTGCTTTTGCCGAGAAAGTTAAGTGCTTGAACTTGCACCTCAAGCGTGCCAGGTCGCAATGCAAGCAGAGACGCAGACGGTGAAGTTGTACTAATAACAGTAAAATTATCGTTATCAATTCGATATGAGACCTTAAACTCGGATACTCTTGCTCGTGTGCTAACCCAGCTAAGGTTGAAGCCAACAAAGACGCCCTGCCCACGCTGATAGAGGTACTCACTTCCTGTGATAGCCGTTGGAGCGTCAGGCTCGACCCCTAAATTGCTTATGTCTCTTTGCGTCAGCTTAAGATCTTGCTCTACGGCGTCATAAATGCTTGGATTGTACTCAACAGCAGTAACTCCATATGCGCCCTCATCGCCCTCTGCAACTGTTACAACGCGGAACTGATTGGACTGAATATCAGATGTTTGAATTAAGAAAATAGATCCTGCATTTGGAGCCTCAGAAAAAGCACTGCCGACAGTTACTACATCGCTGGCGATGGAGCTAATAGTGCGGGTCTCAACAAGGCCCGTTGGCATCATCACCGAGATTGTTGGTGAATTGTTCAGATTCACTGATAGATCTGTAGTGCTGTCAATAGTAATCTGAGTCGTTGTAGCAGAGCTTATGCGTCCACTGCGTCTTGTTCCAGCCTTTACAGGATCGGCAATGTCAACTACAGTTCCAGGTCTCAGAACAATCCCACTTTCAAATGGGATAGAAAATGAAACAGTTTGTGTTAAGTTCGCCTGAGTCAGCAGTAACCATTTGCCAAGACGATGTGCTTGCCCCTGTGAGTAGCAACCAATTGCACGAACTTCTTTGTTGATTACACCATATTTTGAGACTTGATCGGCTAGTTCGACATATTCATACTGCACGTCGCCAAGACTCTCATAGCTTTGATAAGCGACAGTTGCGCAAGTATGACGGCTTTTGAGTGAAGTGCCACTATAACTAAAATCACCATTCACAACATTTGACGGGCCAAGTTGATATTTTGAATCTGACGGCTTGTCTTGATTAAGAACAAGAGTGCCAGCACCGTAATAAGCAATGCCACGAAACAAGCTTGTCAGCTCTTGAATCACCGAATAAACTTCTTTGCGGGTGTTAATCACCATATTGCAAGAAAATCTTGGCTCAACACCGCCCTTGCCGTCTGAGACCAAGACATTGCAGTATTGGCTGATGTTGTAAAAATCGAACACATCAAGACTAGATTCTGGTATGCCCGCGCCCCAACGTGTATCTGTGAGCAGCGCAAAAAGCAGCCAAGCCGGGTCATTTGTCCAAGTTGCAGCGCCTAGAGTCCCGTTGAACAAGCCAGAGTATGTAATTCTGCCGACGTGAGTTGTGGTATCTACTGTGGCATTATGTGGAATCTTGACCTTAACTCCTCGAACAAGATATTTACGATCTGGTACATTGTTAAATTGACGCGCATCAAACTTTAGAAAAGCAAGTGCGGTATTTGGGTAGCGCAACTTTTCGTCGATGATCTCGGTGTAACTAAACCAATTAGTTGCGTTTTGAAGTCTTGAACTTGTTGAGTCATCTGTATTTCTAATAACCCGAATATCAACAGGAAAAGAACCAGAAAGTGTAACAATATAATCGCGCTGATAGTTGTCACCGCTCTTGCCGCTAATTGTATTAGTTACAACTGTGTTGTAACCTCCGCCGTTGTACTGGACTGCGATAGAAATACTGACGGATGTGCCACGAATATCACCATCTTCCTCGATGCTCTGTAAAGCAGGAACAGCAATAGTTACTCTGACGCGATCGACATTAGTGTCAGTAATGCTGCGCGTTATTGGGCTATCTTTTGTTACTGCAACGCCTACAGATTTTTCAGACTCGCCACCAGAAAGATTCGGAATGTAAGCCTGCGATTGTGTTCCGTTGCGAGTAACAATTGTAAAACCTTGAAAGTTATTATTACCGGCTGAATCTTCTACTGGCGTTTCATTGAGAAATATACTCTTATTGCCGTTTTCAATGCCATCAATCTCACCCTCGCTTATGACATCTAAAACGGTCGCAAACTGTACCGACTGCAAAGAATCAGGATCCTCCTCTGGTGTTCCACCACCACCACCACCTTTGCCACCACCACCACCACCGGAGCCTGCAATTTGCGCCCCAAGTCCAGCATTGTGAACGCGAATCTTGTTCGCAATAAACGTATGATGACCCTCAACCGTCAAGTTGTAGACGGTATGTGAACCAAGCTCAATACGATCAACAATTGGTCGAAGATGATTAAACTCATCGACCAAGCAGTCATCAGACTCAAGTGTGCCGATAGCGGCAAAAGCGTTGAACTGATTGAGAACCCAATGACTCGGAGTGGCATCCAAATGATTGCCGCCCCAAATTGTGTACCTTACAACACGATTATCTGGATGCTCATGAACTTTGAGAACTTCGGCATTGGTGATTACACCTTTATGATCAAAGCTGCAAACAAGGTCCCCTGGAACTATGTCTTTGATCGCCTTTGTGCCACCTGGAATTGACACAAGTGTGTCGCCAGTGAAGCAACCACCACCACCGCCAGCGCCACGAATCTCAGTCATCATGCAACATCCAAACCACTAGAAATAACAATGCTGCCGGCAAAAGCGCGGCCTAGAACTACAGGCACTGGAACGCCTTGCTTCGCAGTGTTGACAATGCCGCTAAATGTAAATGACTCAAGCTGTTGCGCCTCCTCTATGCTTCTTGGTTTTGGTGTTGGCGAGATCATTTGTGCAAGACCACCAAAAAGCAAAGCAAGGCCGATATTGCCTGCTGCCACCGACAAACCAATTGATGCGCCAGCGACTTGACTAAAACCTCCGATACCAAAAGTTAGACTTGTGCCGCCAGTGACAATTGCTGTTCCTATCAATGCAACGCCGAGCAAAGCCGTGCCTATGCCACGACCTGCACCAGCAATCACAGGTGTTATGCTAAAAACCTCTCGCTCACCAAATGGCAAAAGCAATGGGCTTACATCTTGCTCTGTCGCCCTCTGCTTGCCAACCATCACGCGATATGCAACCCCGTCTTTCTCGCTGTCAATCAACCACTTTTCTAGGTTCGGGTAGTTGACACACAATGCTTTGATTGCTTGCCCAGGAGTCGTTACATCAAGTTCAAACCGACACTGTCCAAGTAGTTTGCGAAGTGCGCCATAGACCTTAACGACTTTCATGCCTCAAGGCGCAAGCGGTGCTTTTATAATAATATCCGCCAAAAACATCACGAGAAGATAGGCGCTGTTGAACATGATGCAATATGAGCTGATTTCCTAAGTAGATCGCGGCATGATTTGGCAAAGGTGAGCTTAGTTGCATCAAAAGCAGGTCGCCTTCTCGCACATCTTCGACAGGAATCTGGCTAAATCCTTCATTAGCAAAGTTGTCCATATATAAGCTTTCGCCATGCTCCCAAAATTTGTCGCGTCGATAGTAGTCACGCAACTGTATTCCATACTCTCTTGCATACCAATCGCGAACAAGTGTGTAGCAGTCAACGATTCCAAAAGCGAACTGTCGGCCTACATATGGCAACTTATAGCCAGATGGCTCACAATAGCCCCACTCCTCGGTTGCTGGGTTGATGATGTGCCATGGAACACCACTTTTCTCGCACGCAACTAAATCAGCCTGTGATGGACTTGGGTTTGTTGTTGGATGTGAGTGAATTACGGCGACAACCTCACCTTGATCCTCAGCTTCGGCATAATCGGCTGGATCCAAAACAAAGTGCTCATCTGGTGTTGCAGCAAGATTGCGACATGGAAAATAGCGTCGCCGCCCTTTTACAACACAAACTAAGCCGCAGCATTCATTTGGATGCTCAGATTGAGCGTGCTGCAAAATCTGTTTTTTGATCCCGACTGGTAGCATTATTTAACAAGGCCGACACTTGGGAATGACCCGAAAGGCAGCTCACCATTTTCCCCAAAGCGTGCTTTACAGGAGCTAAGTCGCTTGCCACAACGATCCTGAGCAAGACTCGCTGCCACGTTGTCATTTATGTCGAAAAAGTTACTGCCGGTGTAGCTGCACTCACTGCTCCTGTATTCCCACTGACAAACGTTGGCAATACATTGCCGCTTTGGAAGCTTCTGTCCAGCGAGATCAAACTTGCTTGCCAGTTCAAATGTCACTTGATTGCGATCCTCTGATGCCTTCCGATCTACAAACCAACGCTCCTCAGGGAAGGAAGCATAGGGATCGGCATCGCTGTTGCCTGACGCAAAATTAGCGGCATCAAGGAACTTTTTCAGAGTTCTAATGCGCCTTACTTCGGCTCCTGCAAGATCGTTTCCAACTGTAAACGCATTAACAATCAGCAGAATCGCTGTTACTGTTGAATCACCATTGGCGACTGTCAATGTAGGACGTGGTAGTTGGCCGCCAGTCTTGTACTCAAAGCCGTCAGCCTTGACCGGAACCCTAAAATATGTCTCTCCGTTCCAAACAATGTTTCCAGTTACTTGATCATCTACGCCAGAATGCCAGCGATAAATATCACTAGCGCCGTGCAAGTTTGAGTCCAATCTCATCTCAAACAATTCAATAATGGCACTCGGGTTGAATGCGCTCAACTCCTCATAAACACTTGGGAAAGCAGTCCATACAACTGTGTTGTCATTAGTTGTATTGCCAATATCTGTCGGCCAACTTGGCTCAGAACTACCAGATGTGCCGGCTGTTGTGCAGCGGAACCATAAGCCACTTGCCTGAACAGTGGTAGCTCTGCGGATGTCACCCACAGAGAATGCTGTGCTAGCGGCCCATGCTGTTACTGCCATTACGGTTCAAATACTTGGCGGAAAGTTACTTGTATTGTGGCTCGATTTAGATATGGAATTGTCTTGCTCCATTCTTCACACACAAACTTAGAGCTGCTAGCTTCGCCTGGTGGCGTAAAATCAAAGCTTGCGTTGTCGGCTGCACGTGCATCAAGAAAAGTTTCAATTGTGTCGGCGTCAGTCTCAGAAACGTTAAAAGTCAGATTGAAAACTTTAGGGTTCTGATTTAGTCCGAACGTGACTCTTTGCTCATATCCATCACCAAGGCTGATAACACGTTGCTTTGGCGCACTTGTTTTTCTGACATCATATGTCGGTGTAATTGATGGAAAAGTTGCCATTAGCTTGCCAAAATACCGCCTGGACGTTTTTGTTTGATTAGCTCAGCCTGGACAGCAGCGCCAATAGCTTTGCCGAGTCGTCCAGCATCATTAGAGTCGCCCTGAACAGAGGAGCCAGAAGCGTCCACATTTACTGTTATGTTAGATCCGCCTAATTGATGATTTGGAATAATTGTTCCTGCCCGAGATGGAACAAACATCTCAGGTCCTTTCTCACCTACAAGTGATGCTTTGCCAACCGGAGGTCTGCCACCATTAGCAAATTTGAAGCCGTTAGGTATATCACTAAAAGATGGCAAGCCCAGGTCCATGTCAAACAAGTTCGGCTTACTGCTGAAACTTCCACTCATTTTTGGTACAAAGCCTGCTAGTGGATCGCCACCGCTAAAAATGCCTCCTATAGCTGAGAATATGGTGCCAAACAAACCGCCTGATCCTTGCTTGCCCATAATTGCGGTTTCTAGAAGCTGCTGCGAGAATTTCCTAAGAACACTGGTAAGCATGTCGCCAAGGCTCTTGGTGCCCTCGATCATGCCCTGAATGCCAGTGACAATCTCATTGTTAATAGTGTCAGCGAGTCTGACGGCCTCATCACTGAGCAATGCCTGCTTTTGTGTTAAAATCTCAGTTGCACTGGACTGATCATATATATTTTCAAGCAGTTTTACATAGGCGTCAAATCTTTGCTGTGCAAATTCTGCTCTAATCTTCTCCTCCTCTTTCGCAAAAATACTTGTAACTAACTCTCGGTTAGCAACTCGTTGTGTCGCATTTTCTGTTTTGTTAATCTCAGCGAGAATATCGGCTTGTTCATGCTTGAGACGTTTAATCGCACGCTCCTCATCAGATGTAATTTGCAACAGCTCAAGGCGACGCGACAACCTTTGATTAATACTTGCGCCCTGATCTTTATCACCATCTCCGGTTATGTCTGGAATGGTGTCCTCAGTTTTTGGCTTCCCAAGCAGCATCATCCGATCTATCAGCATATTGATGTTTAGCTTCGATTGATCAAGTTGCTTGTTTAGCCTATTTAAAGTTCTATTTCTCATTCCAGAGCCGCGTTCTCCAGCTCTTGCTAAAATCTTGTCTCTTTTCTCTTGCATTTCTAGATTTCGCTCAAGTTCTTTGTTGAGCAGCCGCTGTGCAGTTTCATAGTTTCCGACCTTTACAGCCCTATTTATTTCGTCTTGTGCTATCGCAGCCTCACGGGCTTTAATTGCCAATTGGCCATAATGTCCTGCAATAAGCAGAATTGGTAGGGCAATTAGTGCGCCTTTTGCAAGAACAGCAGCACCGCCAATTGCTGCAATTCCTGTCGCCACAACCGAAGCACTTTTGATGAATACAGCAAGAGCTGGCAGCACAATCGCCAATGCTCCTCCAATCCCTATTGCGGCTGCAGCAACAGCCTTGACCTCAGTCGGCAACGTATCAAACATTTTTACAACATGTGTTATTTGCTCCACAACCGGCACCAAAACAGGCAGTAACGATTGCCCCAGTGTTGTAGTCAAACCACTGACTGCGTTATTGAGTGCTTGAAACTTTTGTGCAGGCGATTGATCGATTAATGCCCTGACTTTCTCCCCGTTGACCTCAAAACCTTTAGCAAGAGAATTGATTAAAACGCGAGAAGTTATCTTTCCTTGTTTCGCCAGTTCCCTAAGCTGACCCTCCTGCACACCCATTTCATCGGCCACAAGACTTAAGATTCCTGGCAGTTGCTCAGAGATGCTTCTAAATTCATCGCCCTGCAATCTGCCTGAGCCCAACGCTTGACTTAACTGTCTGAATGCCGCCGATGCTTCAATAGCACTTGTGCCACTCGCCAAGGCTGTAGCATTAAAGCCGGCGTAAACACTCTGAATGTCATCTAGTGACACACCAAGTGGACGCAGGCGTGCAAAAATGTCGGCAAATGCACTGCTTGACTCCTGCAGTGACAGATTGAAGTCACCCGCATTTTGTCGAACTAATTGCTGTACGCGATCATATTCACCATATTCTTGTGATAGCAGCTTTAGTCGTAATTGTGTCTGCTCAAATGTCGCAGCCTGTTGAACAATACGTCGCGTGAATTCAGCTACACCAATGCCTACCAATATATTTCTAAGATTGCCCATTTTGTCGGCAAACTTATCTGCACTACGAGCCGCCCTATCAAGTCCACCCTTGATTGCTCTACCTGCCCGCGCACCTTGCCTTCCAGCCGCGTCTAGAGCATCCTGAGCGCCTCTTACGCCCTTTTTAAGCCGATTAGTGGCCGCAGTTATTCGATTGAATTGCTGGACGGGTTGAGCCGCCTTAACAATAATCTCAACCGCTGCCACAATATCGCACTAAATGTCTAAAAACACTCTACCTGCGCTGCGCTTTAGCACGCTCTTGTGCTTGCCGCTCACGCTCATTTTTTAGATCAAAATATGCCGCCCAATATACAAACTCTTCCTGTGTCATATCACGCCGAAGCTGACTGACAGTCATGCCAAGCTCGCAGGCCAAAAAAAACTCAAAGAAGAGCCAGTTGTCCTGCTTTAGTCGTTTTTTGATTCATCGACCTTTTCTTCCTCTAGGTCGAACAAGAACAGCTCAAGCTCATTCAGGATCTTTTCAGGCAGCTCACGCTGTAGTTTTGGCACATCAGCCGAAGCAAATGCCTTACTTCCGTCCTCACGCTCGGCCATTTGACACAGCATCTGAGTGCTAATGTCGAGAGCTTGGTCCGAGTTGGCAAGAGACTGAGCACGCTTGCGATCTGCACGTGTGATCGCCTTGAAGTACAAAGTCATCCCGACAGAACCGTCAGGTTTTTTGACTTCAAATTTGCGGCGCTCAGACAAGTCAAACATGCCGACGAGCATGTCAACTGTTCTTTCCTTCTGGGTCATTAGATGGCGTTAGTAATCGTGCCGTTACAGGTGAAGTTGACCGAGATCACTTCAATCTCGCCCACTGTAGCCGCATACTCCGCAGAAGTTACCAGGGCAGCAAAGCTAATCTTTTTAGTGCCAGTTTCATCGAGATACAGCTCGAAGTTGGCATTAGCAGGATCTTCAGTAGTCAGAACCTCATTAATAAGGTCGAGCTTGTCTCCTGACCCTGGAGCGTCATAGAGCATCTCAACAGATCCTGAGCCACCCACAAGGCCACCGACATAGGCACGGAAAGTGTCGCCATGATCAGTGACTTCAAGCTGCTCTTTCTCGACGCTTAGTGACCAAGATCGTACAGCAGCAATCTCTCCAAGATCGCTACCAGCAGCATCTTTGTCGAACTTGACAGTTCCTTGTTGTCCGCGATAAAAAGCCATGATTAGATAGCAGTGGTGATAGTACCGTTAGTAACAAAATTAACGGTGATGATTTCAAGCTCACCGATAGTTGCGCCCAGCTCGGCAGAAGTTACAACACCATCGAAGCTGACTTTTTTGCCGCCCGAAGTATCAAGGAACAACTCAAATGATGCCGAACCTGAATCGGTCGGAGTGTTGATGTGATCAATAAATGCTGCCGTCTCATCAGAGGATGAAGCGGTGTAAATGACCTCTACACTGCCAGAGCCACTTACAATACCGCCGACATTACCTGCATAAGTGTCGCCCATAGAGGTTGTTTCCAGGACCTCTTTATCAAGAGTCAGAGACCAGGATCTTGTGCTGGTGATTGCAGAGTTGGAAGAGCCAGCATCATCAAATTTGACGCTTCCCTCCTCACCGCGATAAAAGGCCATAGTCAGAGTTCCTCAATAAATTCAAAGGTGACGCGAACTTGTGTCTGGAAAAATCCACCCGGTAATGTGGTTGTAATTACAGATGGGCCAGTTGGCGCGTCAAAATAAACATCTGACACGTTAATCCTATTATAGAGATCACGAATACGCTTACCTACGGTGTAATTAGGACCACTACCTACACCAGGTGCGGAGAATATATTGATAACAACAAGGCCGACAATGAGGTTGTCGCTGCCAGTCGCTTCATTGAGTGTTAAATACTGACTATCGTCAAATGTAACTTCGCACTGCACCCAAGTTGAGTTTGGTGTCGGCTCATATGGCAAGTTATTAAAGACAACAGGTATTGCAGGACTGCTCGCCAACTCAGTTGCCAATCGACCCTCAATGACTGATCTGATTGTGTTTAAGTTTGCGGCTGCCATTACCTTTTACCGTTGATAATTTCGTCATAAGCCCTAGTCACAAAGCGTTGCATCGTCTTTGCAATCAAATCTGGGTAGCCCTTTGTGATCTGATTGTTTTTGGAGCGCCAGCCAGATGGCTTTGCATTACGCCATGAACGAGGCAGATTAGTGCCGAAGATTACAGGCTCAGCATAAGGTTGATTGTTGAAACAATGGTAGTTGTTGCCGAGCTTTTCTTTGCCTGCGATGTAATTGACGCCTTCAGGTGGAAGAATTCTTGTCCCATAATCTTTCTTTTCTCTAATCGGTCCGCTATCTTGGTTTTCGCCTATCTGCCAGCTCGCTTTAAGGGTGCCTGTATCCACTGGAGAGCCTTTCTTGAGGCGTTTATCTGTCTCAAAAACGACAACACGCAAAAGTTTCTCGACTGAGTTGTATAGATAGTCGTCTAAATCATCTAGTTTTACTAGCTGTTTCGCCACTATGCCCTCAAGAGAAGTTCGTAAGTAATGGCTTCATTTTGTTGTTCGATCGTCTCAACCTCAATAATCTGGTAGACCTTGCTTGAGATAGTTACCTTGTCGTCTGGCAACGGCTCATTAGTGAGTGACAAAGCTGAGACAGTCAGGCGCTTAGTAATCTGAAAATGCCCGACTTGATTTGCTCCATAAGCCAAATTATTGACTTCGCTTTTCTTTACATTTTCTAGAACACCTTTAACCGTTTCAGAGACAATAGTCTCGGCTGCCTCTCCAGTCGTGGTGTTGTATGCTCCACGTGTTACAAAATTGACAGTCACGTCGCCGCCAACTTGTTTGATCGCTGAATCAGCAGCCTTGCGTAGCGATGCAACAAGTGACATCAGATTCGGTAGGCAATTGCGGCTCCACCACTCAGAGTGATGCTTGTGATCGTGCCATACAAGTAAGAATCAGCCGGGAACTGTTCACTGGCAAGAGAGTTGCCAGTCAGATCCTCACTAGAGATTGCACTGATCGTGCTTGCCTCATAAAAGTAAATAGCACAAAAGCGGCCTGTATGTGCTGCCGTGTCAGTAATTACTTCTGCCCCACTGGCATACATCATGATTAACTCCGCTTTACTGAAATGTTACCCGGCCCACTAATTCTAAGTCCAGTCAAATAACGCTCTACCATCGGTGGAATGCGATCTGCACCAGTAGCGCCACCCAACTGCGTATCAAGTCTGATGTTGCCGACTGCAATGTTGCTGAAGTCTTCCAGATTGCTTAGGCCGATACCATCTTTGTTATTATTCAGATAAACAGCTAGCTCCACCTGAGCACGCTCAATCTGATATGGGATCTCAGTATCGGTGTAATAATCTGTTGTGACTCTAAAAGGAAAGCCGACAGAGTAAGTATTGATATAGGTATCTGGCTTGCGCACACCAGTACGCGGCCATTGCAATGCCTGTGTATCAGTCGCCCTTGCACCTAAAAATCTTTCGCGATCAAGTCTCTGCGCTGCATAAGTCAGGGCACGATTCTTTTGATCAGTGGTAGCAGATGACCATGCGGCTACATCTGAACCCTCAACCATCGCGTCAACATAATCATTCGCTGCTGCCAGAGTCAGGTAGCTGTTTGCGCTTGCTCCTCCCGCTGTTGCGTCGATTGTTACTGCCATTCTTGTTTACAGGCGTAGTTTTTTTGACTTCAGGAGCGGAGGCCGCCGCTTGCGCAGCAGCCTCTTGTGCCCTCAGTCGCTTAAAAGCGAAGTAACCCATTAGGAACTCGCGCCCTTCAGAGCCACATAGTTCAGGACGATTGCCTCGCCCAAAGAACCTGCGGAAACATTGGCGACAGTGACCGC